CCATCATCGACCACGTTCTTGATGTACTTCTTGTAGTCCGATGTTGATCTATAGCCGTCTATCTTGTAAGCAATATTCACAAGAGAGTTGTAGAATGAATCGACAAGCTTTCTATCGTCTTTGATAACGTTTATTATGGAGAAAGCATCACTAATGTTTGCAACATCCTCTGCTTCATTTACCTTGAAGATCTTCTTGAGGACATCTCTTGATCCATTTGTGATGTCATATCTCTTGCGTTCTCCACCACTTTCTACGATGAGGGTCTTTGTCTTGTGAGATCGAAAACCAGTGATCACAGGTTTGATTGTCATTCCATCGTGCTCAAACACTCTCCCTTCATTGACCTGTATCTCATTGCGATCGTCATCAAGGAAGACCTGATCGATTTCTCCTATGTTGTCCTCGATCTCGTTGATGATGTTATCTACGATTTCCTTGGACTTGTCATCATCGCTCTTCTTCTGGATGTACTCACGTTTCCCAAGCAGAATGTAGTAGATTTCCATAATTCTCTCGTTCTCACGGATATCTTCTGGGAGACTTTCGATTTTTTCGATCTGTTCATTCAGAACACCGATTTCCTTCTGAAGATCCGCATCGACATCTTCAACGATGTCTTCCACGTCATCATCTTCACCATCTTCGTCCTTACTTCTTGGTCTACCTGCTGGTCTATCACCCTCGCCACTTGCTTTGTCGTCAAGTGCTTCCATGACAGAAACTGGTGATTGCAAGAGTGGTGTTACATCAACACCATAGTACTCAAAGATCGTATCGATAACGTCTTGTGTTACTCTGAAAGTGTTCTCTGTTCCTGCGACATAATCAATAACAATAGCATAGTCACCATAATCAGAGTTCATAATACAAATCCACGTGTCACTTTCATCGGTGGCGGTCATTATAACATAACCGATATAATCTCTGAACGAGAGATCTTCGTAGACCTTCGCATCAACAGTTTGTGGGATTGAATCGACAGAGTAAATCGGTTCTACTAAAGTCACTCTATCGAGAGTGTTGAGAACATCAGTAGCGATTTCGTCTCCATAGTACTCTTTGAGAAGTCTCAAAAATCTGAGTGAAGTTCCATCACCATATAGCACGTCATTTCTGAAATCTTCTGTAAGTATTCCGTTCTCGTCGATTATCCCAAGATCATCCACAGAAGGCACGTTATACGATCTGAACAATTCAAGAACATGTAGGAAGTCGTACTCTGTTTCAAGATTATCAAGGATTTCAATCACTCTATCACAGAGTTCTCTTCCTTTGTCCGCATTTTCCTCGTCTTCGGATTCCAGTTTCTTGTCGACAATGTCTACAACATGTTCAAGATCTTCATAGTTGTATGCAATCTGTTCAATGGTGTCACCACTTTCGAAGAGGAAATATTCATCATCTTCAAAGATTCTCACTGGTTTAGATTTGTGTTCGAGGATTCGCTTTCCTTGTTTGTATGATTTGTTCCAATTGTTCATATCGAGAGAAACGTTTGCTTATTTAGATTTCTTCACCTGCCCAGAAATCGTCTGTCTGTTCGTGTGTCTTTATTTCTACGGATGATGGGACAATGTTTATTTGATATTTCCGAGTTCCATTTCCACCGATAACCACTTTTGTGTTGATGAAAGTTACCTTTGCTTGGTTCTTCTTCATCATTATCGTGGTCTCATCAATGATAGGTCTGACAGTGTCCAACTTTAAAGAGAGCTTCATCATCGGAAGTTTGTCATTCGCATTGGACTTGAAAGTCAGATTCTTCTCCATCTGTGCGTTCTCGGGGAAAGTCACTGTGCACGGTAGACCTTGGAAACCTTTGTATCTGAAATAGAACATGTTCGCCTTCCAGAGTTTTTCAATGAAAACGTCATAGATCTTCATTCGTTCTATTTCGGACGATGCTTTGATCTCGAGGTTAACGTTGAACTGTTCTGGGACAAAGTTTGTACGTGCCGAGAAAGTCTCTGTTGAAATCCCCATCTCGTTCTCGACATCCATGACAAACTCTGCACGTTCATATCCTCCCGACATCTGGTTGGGTTGAAGTCCAGCACTTTCAAAAGTGAAGACACCATAGGGAACTTTACGATACTGTCCTTCTATGATCTTCTTGTAGTCATCTTCTGTGAGATCGTCTTGTAACCATTCATATTGATGAGGATCAAGGAACATGTCGGAAAGATACTGCTGATCAACAGAACCATAGAAGATCTTGACGGTTTTGAGGATCTCTTCATCATCTTTCACCTCGACGATCTTTATCACATCGTACAGGAACTTTGATAACGCAACGATGATGTTTCGCATGAAAACATCATCGTTGTTCTTCTTTACTATAAAGTCCATTTCACTTTAACCTTCTTGTTTTTCTTTGCTTCTCTCTGCTTCCTTGATTCTTTCGTTCTCTTCCCACTCTTCCTCGGTGAAGACCTTGAACTTCGTCACATAAAGGAACTTCTGTGAGAACAGCATTCCACCATCTTCACCTTTTATGTTTTCATAGTTCTTGACGAGTTCATATCTTGCACGCATTATCTCTGCCTGTCGAGATTCTTCAAAGAGGAAGTTCGTGTTGAAAGTGAAACCGATGCTCGACTTCAAGGATTGAAAAGCTACGAGATCCTTACAATCAAGAAGAGACTGAATGTAAATCGGCTTCTTGAGGACTTCTGCGAACGATGCTCTTATTCTATTGATGAAGTTTGCATAGGACATGTCCTCATAAGTCACAGAATCTGCCTTGAAGATTATCGCTCTTGAGTTCGATTGATCTCTGTCATATCTGTTCAGTGGAATGCGAGAGTCTTTTCGAAGTGCTCTGTTGAAATAGTCCACGACCTTCATCGATGAAAGATCTGGCCCACTGCTCTGTAGAACGTCAACTTGAGGAGATTGACCGTTTCGATTTGGGAAGACAATGTTGCGTGAATAGTTAATTCTTGGTTCTCCGTTTATAGTGACTTCCCCAGTCATCGCATTGACAAAGAGATCTTCTTGGTAATTGTTTGTTACCTTTCGAAGTGCTTCCTTTGCTTTATCTCTCGTCTTGTTGGCGATTGGTATTACCATTTTCAGCTTGTATTGCGAGTTCATGATAAACCACCCAACAGTAGAATCTTCAAGTTTTCGCTTCAAGTTGAAGTTTCTTATAAGTCTTTCAACATAGGAAACATTCCCAGAGGTTGATTCATCATAATAAGAGATTCTAATGACTTGGTTGTCAGAAAGGTAGCTTCCGTTTTCTGCATAGAACCAATAGACCTTCCCAGATTCGTTATCTGTTATCTTCTCCAGTTTTGCAGGGTCTAATTCAACAAAACCGATGATTTTCACTGGTATAACATCTTCACCATCTTCTGCGTTCTGTATGGACATCGAAGATGAAAGATTGTAGATTTCTTCGTACTTTCTTAAAGCTCTTTCCTCTCTCTTTCTCTCTGCAACGAGTGTTGATCTTTTTACATCGTTCTGCATATAAGAGATCGATTCATTCACCGATCGAATTTTCCCCCTTATGGATTCAATCTTTGACATGATCTCTGATTTCTTCTCATATTCGTACACGATCTCATAGGCAATAGCACCATCGACAAGGTAAGATCTGAACTTCTTCCAGAGGTTGTTGGATTGGTCGAACTTGAGCATGCTGTAAATCTGCTCGAAGTTCTTCTTAATAACCGCAACGTGATAGGCGAGTAGCTTCTCTTCTCTTATGTTTATCGAACATGCCATCCCGAACTCATCGGGGATTATTGAATCGTCACATACGCTATCGAGAATGTACTCTATTTCGTTGTACGATGCGAACTTACGATAAACATCTCTCTTACTTTCGTAGGACATGTCCTCATAAGGATCATGACTTTCTCTTTCTCTGTCGTCATAGATGTCATCGTCATCGTCTTTTGTGATTGACTTTGTTCTCGCTATTATAGAATAATCAATTCCGATATCTGATATCGATTTCGCATACTTTGAAATGAGACCAGCAACGAATCCATTGCTTTTTCTTCTTTGCATAAGAGAATATTTCGTTATTTAAAAAACCCATCTGACCGTCGTCGAGGAAAAAATCGTGATGGCTACCGTCTCCCGACGACAGCCATCACATCCATTTTTAAGCTAATTCCTTCTTGTTACTAAAATCAGATCAACGATCTTATATTCCTGCGGAGGTGATTGTTTTCTTCAATATCCCCCAAAAACTCAGTCGGGGCTATCATCTCCCGACGATAACCCCGACATAACAACTTAACAACAGCTATGTTTACATTTTCCAAAGTTCTTATAAATCACGGAAATGGGATGGTTTACGAAGAGATTGGGCTGTCGAGATTTCTCCCAACAGCCCAATCCTCAAAGTTTAATAACAACTATGGCTTCAAGTTTCCGTAGTTCTTATATTATGGTAAAGCCTGTCTGATTCACCGATCTACCCTTAAGGGTGATTCTGTTGATGAACTTCTTGGCAACACCAGTGATCGTGACTTCAACATCAATAAGAACACCATCGTTGTCGACCAGCCACCCAGGGTTGTTGGTTCTGTCAATGGTTATCTTAAAGCTTTCGATTGCACGATAAGCATCACGAAGAGAACCATAATAACCGTTAAGGATAGTTCTGATAGTTGCTCTCATCGTGTCATCGTTATAATCATAAACGTAAGGATCGATGAGTCTCTTCGTTTCCTCAGTTATGGTTATGAGAAGGTCACGAGCGTGGATGTTGTTGAGTGCAGACGTGAATCTCTGATAGCCAGTTTCGTTACCGTAGATGATCGGAGAGCCGTTCTTGATGATGATTGGATTAATACCAAACTCGATAAGAGAACGGTAATCATCAGATCCAAGACGGAAGTCAACACCAGTAACACCTTCACCAGTGATAGCACCACGGA